CTACTATATTCATGCAACACGAACACATTACAGACTTGCTGTGCGAGGAGAGGAATTTGTGGTATCTCTATACACAGACCAAGCGTGTAGAATAAGGAGTTTTCAGGCATGGTGAGAATTATCAAAGCAGGTAGAAGTTTTAGAGTGGAAAAAGGAGTTGTGATTTATGTTGGTAAAGATTTATCTGTGAAAGCGGAGTTGGTAGAACAACCAAAGATTGTATCCATTGATGCAGATCTATATTCATGTGCTATATTTATATCTGAGGAGGACAAACAATGGCGACGGAAATAACTGTTGCATATGCACAAGCGGTAGCTACAAACATTATACAATCAAGTTATGTAGCTTTGCTTAGACAAGATGGTTCGGAGTGTCCAATTGGTAGAATAGCATTTGGTATTGCTGTTGTAGATGCAACAACTGACCCAGATTATATTGTAATCTCAAACTTGAATGAAATAGTTTTTCCAATAGCATCTGTTGATGTAGCACCATCAAGTAATCCCGTAGTCCAAGTAGCTTTGTATAATGCCAATACAGGTGGAAACCTTTTAGCTAAAACCGATGTGGTAGCAAAACCATACTTAGCTGGAGACCAGTTTAAAATTCCAGCAGGTTTGTTGCAATTCAAAATAAAGAAAATTGTTGAATGAAGGATATAATCCTCACTCCCAAACAAGAAGAAATAATCAAAGCATTTTTTGAAGGCGACAAGCTTTGGATAATGTCTGTTGGCGGTAAGGGTTCAGCTAAGACTACTGCTACTTTGTTTATTCTGTTGCGTTTAATGTTTGACCAGCAATATGCAAAAAGCAAAATACTCGTAGCACGGGAAAGTCTTAGAGATCTCAAAAACACTTTAATTGATGAATTTATCAGACTTTGTAATGAGAAAGGCATTAAGCTTGGCATAGACTACGATGAGAACAAACAACTTCAAAGAATTTTTTCGTATGTTAATCAGTCTGAGATATTTTATCTAAGCTTGTCTGACAAAAATGAACAATACAAGACTGTTCGTTCATACGAGTTTAATGTGATAATCATTGATGAGTTAGATAGGCTTAGCCAGAAAGCGTTTATAGAGGCGTCTGAAAGGTTGAGATACCCCCATCGGTTTATTCGTGGGCTTGTGAATTTGAACCCTGTTCCAGAAACACACTGGATTTACAAGGAGTTTGTAGAAGAAAGCGGAACTTTTGCACCATTTGTGCGTATTATCAAATCAAGCGTGTATGACAATTTCATTTACGTAAAAGTATCAAAAGATTTCTTAGCTAAAGCAGATACATACATCTACGACAATAAAGTCTATTATGTTGTCAATAACAGGCGGTATGAGATAGTTTCAGAGAAAGATGGTGAAGTGATAGCTAAACGGTTTAACCCTCCACACAGCTACCTTGCACAGATGGAACACAGACCTTACTACTACAGAAGAGTAATGCTTTATGGTGAGTGGGGCAACGCATACTTTGAAGGCAACGGCATCTACACTGAATACTTCTCTGAAGACAATATTTACTCTGACTGGAATGCAAATTCAACCATGCCTTTTTACTACAACTTTTATGCAGGTATTGATTTTGGTTTAAGAAGACCTGCTTATGTTTTGCTTGTTGAAGATGAACTTGGTAGGTTGATTGTAATGGATGAGTTGCTTGGTGAAAATGATCCTTTGGTTGTGTTTATAGAGAATGTGGCAAAGAGATTGAGAAGCAACTTTGGTATTACAATTCACGATGTAGAATGGTGGGGTGATATAGCTGGCAGACAGAGAGACCAATACGAAGGACTGTCTCTGCTTAAGAAAATCCAAGATGAATTCAGAATAAACATTAAAACTATGCAAGTCCCACAACTTCAAAGCATTGAAGCAATACGAGATATGCTTATTACGGATATTCAAGGTAAAAAATGGTTGCGTGTATATCAGAACTGCCACATAACTATGAACGGCTTGCTTGGCGAGTTTCAAATAGATGAGAGAGGTAAATTGTTGAAAGATGGCTACTACGAACATATTCACGACGCTTTGCGATATGTTTGCTATCCGCTTTACAAAAAAGCAAAGACTTCAAAACTCGTGATAAAAACACCAAAATATTGACAAAACTTCAACACAAGCTATATTATTTAAGCAATGGAGGTAGAAGATGAGTGATAGGCTTGAGGATTTGATTAAAGAAGTTGAAGCTTTGCTTGGTAAGAGCGAAGAAGAGAATTTTTCTGAGCAAGCTTATCAGTCAGAGCAAAATGTAGATCATCAGCAAACAAGCTACGAAACAGAAGGACAAGAGCAAGATGATTATCAGCAAACTTATCAAAAGTTATATTGGGAGAATTGGAAGAACTTAGGAAGAAGTGTGTTTATTGGTAAATACTCAAGCGTACCTAACATTGCTAAATATTTACCATTTATAGAACAGCGAGCTGAGTTAAAGTTTCAAATTGATGTAGCACAAGGCAAGGTAAAAGATAGCTATGATAAATATCTTGAAGAAGCATTTAGAGAAGTTCGTGAAGAACTCGGAGCAATAAGCAAAGATTATGTTGATATAAGCAAGACTTTCGTTATTCAGGAGAATATGTCCAAGCAAATGGCGGAGAAGCCTTATACCATTAAAGACTACAGAAACGACTACAAGAAAATGCTTGAGTATGCTACTTACAGAGATGTGGCGGAAATTGTCTATAAAGATGGCTCCGAGAGAGGGCGGTATGGTGAGCCTAAACTTAGACTTGGCGAAAGAATTGATGAGATTAATATTTAAATAAAGGAGGTGTGAAGCATGGCAATATTTTGGCAACCTACTATAACACCTATGAGCCAGTTAGGTTTTAGTGATGATGAATTTTTCTCTTACAGCACTGAGGTAGGAACCTATAAGCTTAGCAGAGCGTCTATAAGCAGAGAGATAATGAAGAAAGCAATGCCTGAGCTGACGTTCAGGAAGTTCGTGTCCAAATGGACCGATTTTCGTGCGGGAACGGACAGATACTTTGAGATGTGGAAAAAGACCACAGCTCCATTTAGTCAATACTGGCAACCCGTAGGAGAATTTGACCCTCTACCTACCGTGCATCCTGCTTACAAGAGATATTCAGTAAGTGTAGAAGAAAGAGGTGCTCAGATACCCTGGACAGAGAGGGCACAGATTTTCTCTGTGATAGACATAGAAAGCGAAATCAGGAAGCATCTGGAAGAAGTAGTTGTAGGTTCCATAGAAAGAGACTTGATAAAAAACGCATTTATGTATCTTGATGTGCTCGGTCTTTATACCTCAAGCGGACTTGAAGTGCATGTAGGAGTATCTGTTAATCAAACAAAAACGTTTGCAGAAGAAAGCGGTTTCCCAATTACGATTAACCAATATACTATACCAGCAAACACGACCTTTGAACCACTAACTCTAAGTGCAATAAGGCAATTTGTAATGGAATTGGCAAGGTTGAATTGTCCAAGCTACGACGGAAGAGGTTTTGGTAGATATGTAATAATCATAAACGCACAAGCAAAGAACAGAATATACTCCGACCCAGAGTTTCAAACCATCTTCTCCAGATTGCAAGATACTAGAGCATTCAAAGAAGGTTATATCGGAACCTACTACGGACAAGAGATAGTAGAAGACAACGGTAGATGGATAGAGTTTGTGTTTGGTGAGGTTAATCCAAGCTTGCTTGACAAGTCTATCTGTATCTTTCTTGGAAGAGATGCAATAAGAGAAGCGATTGTGAAGCCTGAAGAGTTCATGCATCAAAAAGGAGACTTCAACAGGTTCCGTGCGATAGGCGTGAATACCTACAGAGGCGAACAGCCTACGTGGTTTGCGGTGGAAGGGCAAGCAGTTGGAGGCATATTGATAGCTGGATAATAAATCATGACCAATGAGGAGTTGGTCAAATTCGTCATAGAGGATAGAAAAGTCCCTTACAACGACCAACTCCTCTCTCTTGCTCATCAATACTTCAAACTTGTAATAGAAGACCTTGAGAAGAGAAACAATTTCAACTACATGCGAAGAACTTCTCTTTTCACTCTTCTCAAAGGCACCTACTCTGTAGATTTCACTGAAGATATTAAACAGTTCAATGAGATAATAGACAAAAAACGCAGAACAAAACTTTTGGGCGATGAAGATGTAAAAGTGATGTATGCCTACGCAACAGATATACAAGGCATACCGACGAGGTATCTGTATATCCCAAACACTAACTCAATCGGCGGGGCACTCTACTTTGATTGTCCAGCATCCGACAACATTGATTACATAACAGATTACTATGTTTATACCTATCGTAGCAACCTCGTAGAACCAGACCAATCTCATCCGTTAATTTTTGAAAACAAAGCTTTGTTAATTCACGCACTCAGCTATTGGATTGAGAGATACTTCACAGCAGACATTGGTCTTGAAGCACAAGCAAAAGCGGTACAAGAAGCGTTGGAACGAGGCGTTCAATCTATGCAACGGTTTAAGAAAGCACGGCTTAAATTTCACTTTAGGAGGTATTGAGAGTGAAGTTAAAGCTTGGTAAAGCTTTTAAAAACATAGGTAAAGTTGCTCTTCCAATAGCTGGCACTTTACTCGGTGGGTGGGTTGGCGGAAAGGTTGGCGGTATTTTAGGAGGAGCTTTAGGTAAAAATATCGGAAGAGCTGTAGGCGGTGTTGCTGGTGGTTTGCTTAGTGGAGGTGGAAAAGCGCTTGGTCTTCAAGACCAATATTCTACTCAAGTTATGATACCACCATATGCGCAAAAAGGAGCACAAATTTTAGAAGATTTGCTTGGTCAGTCTTTCCGATTTGCGCAAACTATAGCAGACATTAAGCGTCCCTACTTAGAGCA